TGTTCTTGGATTAATCCTTACTAATATTCATAGTTCTGCAGTAACAGCAGAGGTAGAATTAGTTAGTGATACAAGTAACAGAGGTGGTGCTAATAACGTTGCAAACGGCACATCATTTCTTGTTAAGGATGTAAATATTCCTGCAGGAAGTTCACTTGAATTGTTATCAGGTGGTAAAGTTGTATTAGAGGCATCAGATGAAATCAAAATAGATTGCTCTGTAGCAGATAAACTATCAGGAACACTTTCCATAATGGAGATAACATAAGATGTCTTATATTGGACAAGAACCAAATACAAAAGCATTAACAGCTTCAGATATAGCTGACGATTTAATTACATCTGCTAAACTGAACTATAGTGAATCTACACTAACAGACCAAGCTACTGTTACTTGGGATGCTTCAACACAAGATGTTTGTAAATTAACTTTAGGTGGTAATAGAACAATGGCTGCTCCTACCAATAATACTACTGGTCAATTTATATC